TATGTCAGACGATCTTAAGGCACTTCTTGATGAAGCAGCAGAGCGTGGTGCGGAGGCAGCCCTTAGAAAGATTGGGTTGCATGATGAACATGCTGGTCGTGATATTCAGGAAGTACGAGATCTTTTATATAACTGGCGTGAGACAAAAAAGACAATAGCGCATACAGTAGCCAAAGTAATTACAACAGCTATTCTTGCTGTTATTGCCCTTGGTACTTGGCAGTATATGGATACAAAATGATAATTAATTCTAGTTCAGAATCAAAGTTAAAGAAAGTACATCCTGATCTTATTAGAGTCGTTCGTAGAACAGCAAAGCTTATCAAGAATAAGTCGTTTGGTTTTATTATTACCTGTGGTGCTAGAACTTTAGAAGAACAGAAGAAGTTGCTTAAGGCTGGTGCTACTAAGACTCTTAATTCTAGACATATCCCCAGTGCTGATGGATATGCCAAGGCTGTAGACTTTGCTGTAACAGTCGATGGTAAAGTAAAGTGGGACTGGCCTTTGTACTCTAAGCTTGCTGGTCTTGTAAAAGAAGCAGCTAAACTGGAGAAGGTTTCTATCGAATGGGGTGGTGACTGGAAAACTTTTAAGGATGGTCCTCACTTCCAACTACCTAAATCTAAATACCCATAAAGGAGACTCATATGGATAAGCTTGCAATTCTTGGCGTTGTTCGTCACATTCTAACATTCGGCGGTGGTTTTGCCGTAGCCTATGGTCTTGCTGATCAGAGCATGGTTACTGATGGTGTTGGCGCACTTATGACACTGATTGGCCTTGGGTGGTCTATCTATGATAAGAAGGCTCTTGCTGCGTAATGGATTGGATTGGTATCCTTCTTTTCGTCTTTGCTTTGTTTGGTCTAACTGCTGGGGCTTTTATGGTTGCAAGAAGTCCAGCATTTTGGCTAGGCATGGGAGAGGAAGTCTTTAAGAAGATGTTACCAATTATAGCTAAAAGAATGTCACCAGAAGATGAGGAAGCTTGGCGTAAGTGCATTCTCAAGGGTGGTGAATGGGACTATAAAAAGAAGAAGTGCAAATGAAAAAGAAGTTTGATGGCAAAGACCAAATTGTCAAGATTATTCGTAGGCGTAGAACAAAGCCTAAGCATCTTCGGGGCAGAAAGAAACTTGGACCCAAGTCTGATATGAGGAGAAGAGCCTAATGGCTATGTGGCATACAAAGGGTTTGTTCTATGAGACCACCCTCCCTGAGAATAGGGAAGAGATGGGTACTGCATGGACTCTGAAAGAGAAAGACCATCAGGCTGATGGCCGGGTCTACAAGTCCATGAAGAAGATGTATATCGAAATGGAGGATGTTACTGAGTACGATTTTGCTCATGCTGCCCTTGGCTCTTATAAGCACTGGGAAAGACTTCTAGAGTCTCCTATTATTCGTCCTCATATTGACCAGTGGCGAAAGGAACTAAACCTGAAGCTAAAAGCTAGGGCTATGAGATCCATTATCAAGGCTGCTACGGAAGATGAAAAGCTTTCGTTTCAGGCTATGAAGTACCTTGCTGACAACGATTACCTTGATACTAAAAGTAAGAGAGGTAGACCCAGCAAGGATGAAGTTAAGGCTGAACTTCGTAAAGAAGTCCAGACGAGTAAAACACTTCAGGATGATGCTGCTAGAATTGGGCTTAAGCTGGTTAATTAATGGCTAGTCTTGAGGATATCAGAGAAGCAGCCGAACAGGATCTTCTAACCTTTATTAGGTTGATAGCACCGCAGCGAGTACTTGGTTCAGTACACGAAGAACTTTGCCGTTGGTGGAACCGTGAGGATAGGAAAACACATCAGCTTACCTTGCTTCCGCGAGATCATGGTAAGTCTGCTATGATTGCTTATCGTGTTGCTTGGGAACTGACAAGAGATCCAACGCTTAGAGTATTGTACATTTCTGCAACTTCTAATTTAGCTCAGAAGCAGTTGTCGTTTATCAAGTCTATCTTTACTTCAGACATTCATAGAAGATACTGGCCTGAGCATATCCATGATGACGAAGGTAAAAGAGAAAAGTGGACTATGAGTGAAATCTCACTCGATCATCCTAGAAGAAAAGAAGAGGCTGTACGCGATCCTTCTGTTTTTACTGGTGGCCTTACAACTTCACTGACAGGTTTGCATTGCGATATTGCTGTACTGGACGATGTTGTTGTTTATGAAAATGCTTATACTCAAGAAGGCAGGGACAAAGTTAAGTCTCAGTATTCTCTTCTGTCTTCTATTGAGGGCGCTAACGCTAGAGAATGGGTGGTGGGTACAAGGTATCACCCCAAGGATTTATACTCAGAACTCCTTAGTATGGAGGAGGACATCTATAACAGAGAAGGTGAAATAGTAGATTCAGAAGCTATTTATGAAACCTTTGAAAGAGCCGTAGAAGATGTGGGAGATGGGACTGGTGAGTTTCTTTGGCCGAAACAGACAAGGCATGACGGTAAATCCTTTGGTTTTGATATCCAGATTTTAGCTAAGAAGAGAGCACAGTACTTAGACAAAACCCAGTTTAGAGCGCAGTATTATAATGATCCAAATGACCCGGATAACAGACCTATTGACTATGATAAGTTTCAGTATTTTGAAAAAGAATACTTGACAAATACAGCAGGTTCATGGTATTATAGAGAACGAAAGCTTAATGTATTTGCCGCAGTTGACTTTGCGTACAGTCTAAGAAAGAAGGCAGATTATACAGCAATTGTTGTTATTGGAGTAGACTACGAAAATAATGTTTATGTTCTTGACATTGACAGATTCAGAACGGACAAGATTTCAGAATACTTTAGACACATACTTGAACTGCTTAATAAGTGGGACTTTAAAAAGCTTAGGGCTGAAGTAACCGCTGCACAGGCTGCGATTGTACAGGAACTAAAGGATAGTTATATCAAGCCTCATGGCCTTACTCTCAAGATTGAAGAGCATAGACCGACAAGGCACGATGGTTCTAAGGAAGAAAGAATGTCTGCTGTCCTAGAACCAAGGTATGATAACCTTTCTATTTACCATTATAAGGGTGGTAACTGTCAGCTTCTTGAGGAAGAACTTGTTAGTAATAATCCTCCTCACGACGACATCAAGGATGCCCTTACTTCTGCGATTGGTATTGCTGTAAAGCCTTCAAGCAATGTTGCGAACAGAAGATTTAATAATACAAATGTAGTTTATTCTCAACGATTCGGCGGGGTAGCACACTAATGGCTGGTAATACTATTGATATGTCGCTGATTATCAGCCCCGATAATATTGCTACAGAAATCTCTGATCGTTGGAGACTTTGGAATCAGCAGAGAGTTGGTAAGCTTGAAGAGTGGAAGGAACTTCGTAACTATCTTTTCGCTACCGACACTAGAAGCACTACTAATAATAAACTTCCGTGGAAGAACTCTACAACAGTTCCTAAGTTGACACAAATTAGAGATAACCTTCACGCTAATTATATGGCTGCTCTGTTTCCTCAGACAAAGTGGATGCGCTGGTCGGCTGATGATAGAGATTCTAATTCTAAGGCTAAGAGAGAAGTTATTCAGTCTTACATGGACAACAAGGTCCAACAGTCTGAGTTTGAAGTTACAATGTCAAAGCTTGTTCTTGACTTTATTGACTATGGTAATTGCTTTGCTACAGTAGATTATGAAACAAACTTTACTGAAATGGAAGATGGGGAATTTATTCCTGCTTATACGGGTCCAAAGGTTGTTAGAGTTTCCCCGTATGATATTGTCTTTAACCCTGTAGCAGCAGAATTTAAGAAGACCCCTAAAATCATTAGATCTCTTATGACATTTGGTGAAATCAAGAGAATGATTGAGGACAATCCTGATAAGGAATATATGTCCAAGGTCTTTGATAGAATGATTGGAACAAGAAACGCTATTCAGGGTTACTCAGATTCAGATCTACACAAAAATGATGGCTTTGTTGTTGATGGTTTTGGATCTATTAGGGAATACTACGAGTCAGACTATGTAGAAATCCTTACATTTTATGGGGATATCTACGACAAGGCTACAAATACTCTGTTAAAGAACAGGATTATTAAAGTTGTTGACAGATCCTACATTCTTCATGATGTTCCTAACCCTTCTTGGCTTGGTGTATCTCCTATTTTTCACGTAGGCTGGAGAGAAAGACCTGATAACCTGTATGCTATGGGTCCATTGGACAATCTTGTTGGTATGCAGTACAGAATTGATCACCTTGAAAACCTTCGTGCAGATGTCTTCGATCAAGTAGCGTTCCCTGTTATTAAGATTAAGGGTGATGTTGAGGACTTTGACTTCCAACCGGGTTCTAGGATTTACTGTGGTGACGAAGGTGATGTCTCTTACCTCCAGTCTGATGCTGCTGGTACTGCTTTGACAGCCGATAACCAAATTGCTGTCCTTGAAAATCGTATGGAACAGCTTGCTGGTGCTCCTAGAGAAGCTATGGGTATTAGAACTCCGGGTGAAAAGACAGCCTTTGAAGTTAATACACTTCAGAACGCTGCTTCTAGAATCTTCCAGAATAAAACCCAGCACTTTGAGCGTATCTTCGTAGAACCAATCCTTAACTCTATGCTTGAGGCTGCTAGAAGAAACATAGATGCCTCTGATATTATTCGTATTTTTGATGATGAACTGGGTACGACAATCTTCCAGACAATTACTAAGGAAGATATCACGGCTAAGGGTAAGATTATCCCTATGGGTGCCAGACACTTTGCTGAAAGAGCGCAGAGATTGCAGAACCTTCAGCAACTTTGGCAGATTAAGTCAGCAGATCCTACTGTTGCAGCCCATATGAGTGGTAAAGAGTTTGCCAGAATCCTTGCTGAAGAACTTGGCGAAAAGTCACTGTTCAGTGAAAATGTAGCAATCTATGAAAACTATGAAACTCAGAAGACAGCACAAGAAGTTCAGCTTCTGGCAGAAGAAGAGAACATGATTGCTGCCGAACAGGGAATCTAATAGTGAAAACAATTTGGTTTATGGATCTTCCTAAAGATGAACAGGAAGGTTTTAAAAGACAGATTAGTTCTTCCAAAGATGTCTTGGAAAAACTTGAAAAGATTATCAACGACAAGATCAAGGATGTAGTTCTAGTCGATGATTACGATAATCCAAGCTGGGCTTATAAGCAAGCTGACAGAAATGGATACAATAGGGCTTTGACAGAAGTCCTCAACATTCTAAAGTTCTAGACCAAGGAGAACGTATGACAGATATCTTTAATGCCGCGACCACGGCTGAGACGACAACTGAAGCTGGTAATGTTCCGACAAACGAATCTTACGTTAATCAGTTGGTAGGAGAAGGCAAGAAGTTTAAGGATCTTGAATCCCTCGCAAGAGGTAAGGTTGAAGCAGACAGACACATTGGTGAAATTACCAAGACTCTGGATGAACTCAGAGCAGAACTTGCAAAGCAGGATTATGCTAAGAGTCTCCTTGAACAGATGAGCAAGGGTTCTGATGCTGGTTCAGAACTGCCGACTCCGAATACTACCAGTCCCTCTAATACTGAGAACACCACTCAGAGCGCGAGTGAAAACATTGAAGCCCTTGTAGAAAGAGTTATTACTGCGAAGGAAAAAAATCGAACTGTTTCCCAAAATCTTGCTGTTGTAGGTGAGGAAATGGAAAAGCAGTACGGTGACAAGGCTGGTCAGATTCTTAAAACCAAGAGTACAGAGCTTGGAATGTCTATTGAAAGACTAAAGGAAATCGCAGCAGAATCACCTTCGGCCTTCTTCCAGTTGGTTGGTGTATCCGGTAAGGCAAAGCCTTCGGCTCCTATCGCTACCCAGTCTTCAGTTCGTAGTGAAAGCTTTAACTCCAGTATTCAGGACAGAGATTTTGATTATTATCAGAAGATCCGTAAGGAAAACAGGAGTTTGTATTATTCCCCAAAGGTTCAAAACATGATGGTTCAAGACCGTCAGAGGCTTGGGGATAAGTTCTACAAATCTTAACATAATATAAAGGAGATCAGATATGTCGGGTATGACAACTGGTAATACTACACTCCTTACTCGCGCAGAGGTTTGGTCGCGTGAGCTTAAGGAAATTCTTCGTGATGAGCTGATGGCTCAGACTTACGTTCGCTGGCTTCAGGAGTTCCCTGACGGTGATACGTTTAAGATCCCGTCCATTGGTCAGGCGTATGTTGATGACTATGCTGAAGACGAGTCGGTTAAGTACCGTCCGTTGGATACTGGTCAGTTTACCTTCCAGATCACTGAGTATCTTTCTTCGGGTACTTATGTGACGAAGAAGGCTGAACAGGATATGTTCTACATGAACGAACTTGTCTCGCGCTTTGTGCCGGAACAGGAGCGTGCGATTATGGAGCATGTCGAGGAGGCAATCCTTGGTCTTCAGTCTCAGCAGACGGCTGCTAACACGAACACCATCAACGGTGGTAAGCATCGTTACGTTGCTACGGGTTCCTCGAATGTTATCAATGTGGCTGACTTTGCCCGCGCTAACCTGTCGCTGAACCTTGCTAACGTCTCGGCTAATAACCGTGTTGCTATCGTGGACCCGTCTGTGGCTTATACGATTGAAACGGCTACCCAGCTTGTTGGTATTAACAACAACCCGATGTTTGAGGGTATTGTGTCCTCTGGTATCGCCACGGGTATGCGCTTCGTTCGTAACGTCTACGGTTTCGATGTCTATACTTCGCAGCGTCTGTCAACAATCTCTGCGGAAACGCTTGAGACGATTAACTGCGCTGGCTTCAAGGCTAACCTGTTCTTCTCTGCTGATGCTTCGGTTGTTCCGTTCATTGGCGCTTGGAGACAGATGCCGGAAGTTGATACAGAGTATAACAAGGACTTCCAGCGCACAGAGTTTGTGACTACCGCTCGTTACGGTGTCAAGCTCTATCGTCCTGAGAATCTTGTTACCGTTCTGTCGAACACCTCGGTTTAATAGGAGGATAGAATATGAGTACTGATTGGACAAACTCGGACGGTCTTGAGATCCGTTTTACAAACCCGGATGGTGGTGCTACTGGCGCTGAATCTGTTGGTGGTGCCATTAAGGAACTGGTCGTTGACTTTGACTTTGCTACAGCTATTACGGCTGCGGCTGATGCTCATGAGTCGTTTATCCCGGCTGGCTCCTACATCCTGAGTGCTACACTGATTGTTACGACTGCTGCTACCTCGGGTGGTACAGCTACGTTGACGATTGGTCTGGCTCAGAAGGATGGTACGGTAATTGATGCCGATGGCATTGACGCTACTATTGCCCTTGCTGACCTTGCTGCAACTAAGGTTGTAAAGTGTGATGGCGCTCTGGCTGGTGGTG